TGTGACAAAAGAACAATTAATTATTGAAGCTACGAAGTGTATGAAAAACACTCCGTACGCCATGAGAACATACCTTCAAACGTTTGACAATACGGTGAAGAAGTATGTTCCTTTAGATTTATTCCCAGACCAAGTTACCTTGGTTGAAGATTACGACAACTATAACGAAAATATTGCCCTGAAATATAGACAAGCGGGTGTATCAACAGTAACCGCTGCTTGGGCGTCAAAACGACTTGTTTTTGCGAAAAAGAATAACCCAGAAAAGGTTCTAATCATTGCAAATAAACTTGACACTGCAGTAGAATTCGCAAACAAAGTTAGAGGGTTTACTGAACAATGGCCTCAATGGGTCGGTGCTGGATTTTCTCCTGATAAAAACGCTGCTCGACATTTCAAACTTATAAATGGATGTGAAGTTAAAGCCGTTGCAACTTCAAAAGATGCCTTACGTGGATACACTCCAACAATTTTAATATTTGATGAGGCGGCTTATATTGAAGCCGATGATGATTTTTGGGCAGCCTGTATGGCCTCACTATCTACGGGTGGTAAGGTTATTGTAATTTCTACTCCAAATGGATATGATCCGATTTATTATGAAATCTATGATCAAGCCCTCAGGAAAATGAATACCTTCAATATCACTGAGATGTTTTGGTTTAAAGATCCAAGGTATAATAAAGATTTACAGATGATTAAAACCGAAGATCTTGTTGAATATCTTTTAAATCGAGAGAATTACCCTGAAACGGAAATAGTCGATCTTACAGTTGAAAATTCCTATGAGAGAGATTATACAATTGTAAGTGAATATCTGTCTAAAGGTTATAAACCTTACTCGACATGGTTCGAGGGAATGGTTAAAAAACTTAAGTATGACAAGAGAAAAGTTGCACAAGAATTGGAATGTAACTTCTTGGGGTCGGGTGATAATGTATTTGACGCCAACCAATTAATGAGAATTAAAGAAAACGACATCAAAGAACCAGACGGTAAGATGATGGCGGGTAATTTATGGATATGGAAAGAACCCGTATTAACTCACAAGTATATTATGGGTATTGACGTTTCTAGAGGTGATTCTGAGGACTTCTCGTGTATTGTGATAATAGACTTTGACGAAAGAGAACAAGTGTTTGAATACGTCGGAAAATTACCACCAGATACATTGGCAGAAATTGCATTTAAGTGGGGTAACATGTATAACGCCTTTGGTGTTACGGATTTAACTGGAGGTATGGGGGTTGCAACAGCAAGAAAACTACAAGAATTAGGATACAAAAATTTATATGTTGAAGGTGTTACAGACAAAAACAAATACAAGTGGGATCCTAAAAGAGATGAAAAAATACCAGGAATTAATTTTAATAATAAACGTGTTCAAATTATCGCAGCATTCGAAGAGGCTTTAAGACACGACTTTAAAATCAGATCTTCAAGATTATTGAATGAGATGGGAAAATTCATTTATGTTCACGGAAGACCCGATCACCAAAAAGGACACCATGACGATTTAATTATGGCAATGTCTATGGCAATTTATGTTGGAGATACTTCATTTCAAAGTTTATCTAAAGTAGTTAGTCAAACAAAAGTTATGATTGATGCATGGCACACAAGTGTGAGTGATAATAGAAATAGATCTGACTTTTTTAATCCTATGATTCCTGCCGGTGGAACAAATAGTGGTAGATACCCTTCAGAGGCGTCAAAAAGCGATTATGAAAAGTATTTATGGTTATTCGGGAAGTAATCTATTTAATATTTCCACGAAACAAATAGAATTATAACATGAGTGAAAAGAACCTAACGGTCTGGCAGAGATTATCCCAAGCTTTCGGTCCTAACTCTCTTTTAAATCAAGACTACCCAACACTTAAGTTTGATAAGAAAGAGTTATTAAGAACCCAAGATAAGGAACAATATGAGCGTGAAAAACTTCAGGCACAGCAAACCTTTTATCTGTCCAATCAATGGGCAAAGGTAGAGAATAACCTATATTCTCAAGCGGTTTATTATGAACCAACAAGACTTGCATCAGTTTATGATTATGAATCAATGGAGTATACTCCTGAGATTTCTGCGGCATTAGATATCTATGCGGAAGAATCAACAACAACAAATGAAGATGGATTCATTCTTCAAATTTATTCTGAATCAAAAAGAATAAAAGGTGTATTAGCCGATTTATTTAATAATACAATGGATATTAATACCAACTTACCTATGTGGACAAGAAACACATGTAAGTATGGTGATAACTTTGTCTACCTTAAATTAGACCCTGAAAAAGGAGTTGTTGGTGTACAACAATTACCTAATATTGAGATTGAAAGAGTTGAGGCGGGTATGCATGAAAGAAGAGCTCAATCTATTGAAAATCCTACAGAACACAAGGCTCTCCACTTTACATGGAAGAATAAAAACATGGAATTCCAATCATGGGAAATTGCTCACTTTAGATTATTGGGTGATGATAGAAAATTGCCTTACGGTACTTCTATGTTGGAAAAAGCAAGAAGAATATGGAAACAATTATTGTTATCTGAAGATGCGATGTTGATCTATAGAACTTCAAGAGCACCTGAAAGAAGAATATTTAAAGTGTTTGTTGGTAACATGGAAGATGCCGATGTTGAGGCTTACGTACAACGTGTTGCAAACAAATTCAAAAGAGATCAAGTTGTTGATCAAAAAACAGGTAATGTTGACATGAGATTTAATCAGATGGCGGTTGACCAAGATTATTTCGTACCTGTTAGAGATCCGGCAGCTCCAAGTCCAATTGATACATTACCAGGGGCTCAGAACTTAGCGGAAATTGCGGATATTGAATATATCCAAAAGAAACTTTTAACGGCACTACGTGTACCTAAAGCTTTCTTAGGGTTTGAAGAAGTTGTAGGGGACGGTAAAAATTTAGCATTACAAGATATTAGATTCGCTAGAACTATTAATAGAATCCAAAAAAGTATGTTAGCGGAACTTAATAAAGTTGCAATTATACATTTATTTTTATTAGGATTTGAAGAAGAAATTGAGAACTTTACACTTGGATTGACAAACCCATCTACACAAGCAGATCTATTAAAGATCGATGTTTGGAAAGAAAAAGTATTATTATACAAAGATGCGGTTTCAGATCCAGGAAATGGAATACAACCAGTATCTTCTACTTGGGCTAAAAAACACATTCTTGGATTTTCTGATGAAGAAATTAAAGTTGATTTACAACAACAAAGAATTGAAAAGGCTGTTGGTGAAGAACTTAAAAATACACCGGCCGTTATACAGAAAACAGGAATATTTGATAATATAGATAAACTATATGGAAGTGTTTCAGGTTCTACTGCTGCAGGTGCAACACCTGAAGGTGAAGTTACTGAACCATTAGGAGGAGGATTCTCATCTCCAACAGATCAAGAGTTAACTCCAGGACCTGAAGAATCACCAGCGGGAGGAGAAACACCACCACCTCCAGAAACAGTACCAGAATCTCGTTTTGATAACATGAATATTTTATTGGAAAATGACATGATTAAAGGGAGAAACATTCTGGATTTAAGTCAAGGTCAACAATTTTTAGGTGAAATGGAAAAAGAATTGGATAACTTACTAAATTCCTAATATTTATTAAAAAAATATAGTCCCAATGACATTCGGAGAAGTAAAATCCATAATAGAAGAGAGTTTGATTGAGTCGTACAAAGACCAAAAAAATTTCAAGAAAGTGATGAATGAATTTCATCAAAACGTGCTGACCAATAAATCAATCTCAAAACTATACTCTATGTATGATGATTTAACGTCTGAAAAAGGTATGTCTGAATCTGATGCCAAAGACTATTTGGAGGAGGGTATTAAATTGATTCAAACAATTTTGGGATCTTCAAAATTACCGAAATTTAGTTCTAAGAATATAAATAACAAATATTCTGATTTAGATACTATTGTTTACACTAAAACATTAAACATATCTGAAAGAATTCAGGCTAAGAAAAATCTTGTAGACAGACTAAAAAAATCTCCAACTAAGATTGAAGAGTCTATTAATATTCCTTTAAAATCTATGGTTAGTGTTGCTAATCAAACTTTAAAATCGTATATTGAAACTATGGATGAAAACACCAAAAAAGATTTTTTAAAGGTGGTTACAAGTAATCCAAAAGAGTTAGAATCTGAATTCACAACCATAAAAGAAAGTGCAATAACAAAGTTACAAACTATCTTAGAGGGTGAAAGTGAATTTGAATTAAAGACTAAGCTTTCAGAAACTATCGATAAAATTAAAGGTGAGGAATTTAATCAAATGAACTATGTTAGAATTAGTTCATTAGAAAAATCTATTTAATTTTGTTTCATTCTTTGGGAATGAATTGCTTTTAATTTTCCTATTCTTTTTTTAACGGATGGCTTCACAAATTCTTTTCTTTCAAAAAGTAATTTTTGTTGTTTTGTTTTAATAACTTTAGATTTAAGTGTTTTTAATGCTTTTTCTAAATTTTCGTTTTTACTAATTTCTACAATTATCATAATATTAAATATATTTTAAATTCGTCATTTTTTGACTAATGGATTAATTTTTTTTATGTTTATAAAGGCAAATAAACTTTTATAACATGAAAAATAATGAAGAAAGGGAAAACGTCGAGAATAAATAATTTCGAATCCTTAAAAGTTAATTTTGGTACTGTTGATTCCAAAAACTTAAAATCCATTTACATTAACATACAATCATGGGTTAACCCCAAAATATCATCGGACAATTGGAATAGAATTGTC